CTTTTAGTTCTGATAACTTTGCTGTATCAAGTGGTGCAGTAACAATTAAAGATGGTGGTGTTGTAACTGCTGAATTAGCTGCCGATGCTGTAACAGGTGCGAAGATAGCAGATGATGCTATAGATTCAGAACACTATACAGATGGTTCTATTGACACTGCACACATAGCTGATTCACAAATAACTTTAGCTAAGATGGCTGCTAACTCAGTTGATAGCGACCAATATGTAGATGGTTCTGTTGACAATGAGCATTTAGCAGGTTCTATTGCAGATAGTAAACTTAGTACAATCTCAACAGCTAACAAAATATCACTGACTGCATTGGATATAGATGGTGGTACAGATATAGGTGAAGCAGTTGCCGATGCAGACTTGTTTATTGTTGATAATGGTGCAGGTGGTACAAATAGAAAAGTAACAGCTTCTGCACTTAAAACATATGCAAGTGGAGATTCGGCAAGTAAAGGCTTTGCAACAGCTATGGCAATAGCATTATAATCAGATTTTACTTGACAAATAAAGCGAAACCGAGTATAATTATATAAAAGGAAAAAGAAATGGCACAAGACTTTGAAAGAACCCTTACAGCTAACATAGACACTGCTCTTGCAGATATAAGAGCTACATCAAATAGTGATGATGCAATCGTTGGTATAAGGATGGCAAACATACACACCTCACAGATAACTGTAGACGTAGCTATTACTGACAATAGTAATAACGTAACAGCTTACCTCATTAAATCTGCACCTATACCTGTTGGTGGTGCATTAGAGTTAATAGATGGTGGTTCAAAGATAATACTACAATCAGGTGATAAACTAAGAGCAAAGTCAAGTGTAACAAATTCACTTGATGTTGTTGTCTCAGCAGTTGATACTATTAGTGAATAGGAGATAGAATGGCATACTTAGGAAATGTTGTACCTGCTAACTTCCAAGCTCCACCTGCTGTTGTAAGATTCAATGGTGATGGTTCTGATACAACCTTTGCACTTGGAAGAACAATAGGTTCAGTACAAGAGATACTTGTAAGTGTTGATGGTGTTGTCCAAGATAGTGCAGCTTACACTGTACCTGATGGTTCTACCTTAACATTCACTGCTGCACCTTCAAGTGGTACTAACAATATCTTTGTATACTTCCTTGACTTATCAGCAGGAAGTGTGACACCTGCTAATGAGTTCAAAGGTAACTTTAAGACAGGTGGTATGTTTAGAACTAATTCACAGAACTTGACAATAGACACAACAATACTAGCCACAGAAAATGCACAGGTAACAGGAACAATTACTGTAGATAGTGGTGTTACATTGACTGTCAATAGTGGTGGAAGGTTGGTGATATCGTGAGTACAATTAAGGTAGATACAGTCCAAAGCAGAGGTGGTGGTGCAGTTACACTCACTCAACAACAGGCTACAAAGCATTGGGTTAGTTATGATGCAGTAGCTCAAACAGTAGAAGGTTCATTTAATCAAAGTAGTCTTACTGACCATAGAACAGGTGATTATACCACTATATTTACAAACAATTTTAGTTCAGCAATAGATAGATGTCATTTTGCATCTGCAATTAATTCAACTGATGGTGGTGCTGCAAGACTTTCTGGGTCAACTAGAGCTGGTGTAAGTGCAAATCTTGGACACCTTCAAAGCGATGCAAGTATGTCTGCACCATCTACATCACAAATTCAATTTTATACTGGCTATGGTGCAAGTGGTAATGAAGATGGGGCACATGATGATTTAAGTGCAGCTTATTGCATGACAATAGGAGACCTAGCATGAGTACAGTAATCCTAGACACAATCACAGGCAAATCCACTGCAACAACCATAACCATTGGCTCAACACCTGTAGTTAGTGCAAGTGCAAACTCTATGACTATTAGAGGTGAGGGTACAGCACAGACAAGTATTCAGCAAGGGTTGGCGAAGTGTTGGCATTTACATGACCATGCTGGAGGTGCAATATTAGATTCTTTTAACGTAACATCTTTCACAGACCAAGCAACTGGTCATTATAGAACTGTAATTGCATCAGATATGGCTAGTGCTAACTATGTTACAACAGGTAGTAATGTACAAGGAGACACAGAATATTTTAGTTGTTTAATATCTGATGGTGGTGTCAACACAGCAACAAACTGCGACTACAAAATTGTTAATATGGGTGGTTCAGTTAATGATAACGACATTATAAATGTTGTGATACATGGAGACCTAGCATAATGGCAAACGGAACAATAGCATTTGATACATTACAGACAAGTGGACAGATAACAGGCACAGCCAAGTCTTTAGATACAGATTATGTTGTGAGTGGTGCGGCAAAACAGTGGGTCAATTTTGATGGTGAAGAAAGCAGCCTGTCTTCTAGAAATAGCTTGAATGTTTCTAGCCTGACTGACGAAGGCACAGGCATCTACACGATTACTTTTTCTTCTGCTTTTAGTGCCGCTGATTATAGTGTAACAGCAGGTAACGACAAACAAGCAAGTAGAATTGGAGCACAAAACAGTGGTGCTAATTTTACTACGACAGCATTTGATATTACCACTGAATTATCTGGTGGTACGGATGCAGATGCAGATAAAGTTATGACGCATACAATGGGAGACCTCGCATGACAATAGAAACACCAGAATTTCAAGGCACACATCTTTGGGATAGATTGTGTTGGGCAAAAGAAAAGCTAGAGCCACACAGAACAGAATACTGTGTTGTATGGGAAGACCCAGAGACACCTGATGAACCTGCAAAGGTTACACATCCTGACCCTAATTGGATGGCTTGTGCATTGCAAGGTGGCATACTTCCACCTGTAGAAGCCTATTGGGAACTCAAGAAGGATGAAGCCAAGCCTGACTTTGTAAAGCATACAAGAGGATACTTGTTACATAACACTAAGCCTGTAGATGCAATGACAGAAGAACAGGCAATAGAGTACCTAATTATGAAAGACATACCACAGCATGTATGGAGAGATTACGACAAGGCAAACAAACCTAGAATGGTTATTTGTACTAAGTCACAGTTACCAAGCACAAGAGTGTGGCGAAATGCTTGGAGAATCAATGAAGACATAACCACATATAATGAAGAAGCTGCTTAAAGGAGAAACTAATGGCAACAACTAATATCGTAGACAAGGATGGCAACACTATATCTGCTTCAGATGCCACTGTTCCATCTGACAGGCACTTCAGAGGTGCGTGGACATTATCAGGTACAACTATATCTGAAGACTTAGCAACAGCTAAGACTATCTTCAAGGACAAGGTAAGGGAAGTAAGAAAGCCTTTACTTGATGCAGAAGATGTAATTTACATGAAGGCACTAGAAGCTGACGATGCAACTGCAAAGGCTGCAAGTGTTACAAAGAAGACTAATCTTAGAGATGCACCTGCTGCAAGTGCAATAGCAGATGCTACAACAATAGCTGAACTCAAGTCTGCTTGGGATGCTGATTTGTTAGGTGACAGTCCATACGCATAAGGAGTAGTTAATGGCTTTAACTAAAGTAACAGGTGAAGGTGTAGGTACACTTACAAGTGGTATATCAGGAACAGATATAACCTTGTCAGGTGGTGTAAATATTTTTAATAGTTCAACAGACTCAATAGACATTAGAGCAACAGGTAATCGTTGTGAAATTGATAACCCTGATAACAATTCAATCCTTTTAAAAACAGGTGGAACAACAAGGATTCGTATTGACCCTAATGGATTATTGTTTGGTAGTGATACTGCGGCAGCTAATGCCCTTGATGACTATGAAGAGGGAACTTGGACTCCTGCTGTTACATTTGGTGGTGCAGCTGTTGGTGTGGCTTACACAGCTAATACAAATGGCAGATATGTAAAAGTAGGTGGTGTGGTTTATGTTTCAGGTTGTTTATTTCTAAGTAACAAAGGCAGTAGCACAGGTGCTGCAGCAATAACTGGATTACCATTTGCTCATCTTAATAGTTCAGAAGGAACGAAAGCATCTGGTTCTATTGGACAAACTAATATATCGTTCACAGCGTTTCCATCTATATTAGGAAGTGGTAGTTCCTTGCTTTTATTTGATACCACTACAGGAGGAACTTTAGGTGCTATTGATAATAGTAATTTTGGCAACAATTCATCCGTATATTTTAATGCTTCTTATGCAACAGCATAAAGCATACACTTACCATAGTTAGACACAGACAGGAGTAACAAAAATGGCTTTAACAGAAGAAACAATACAAGACAAAATAGAAATTGTAGGTGAGTTTAAAAAAATACAAGTAAGAACTGCCACAGTCATCAAGAGAGATGGCACAGAGATAAGTCGTAGCTTCTCAAGGCACGTTGTTGCACCTGATATAAGTGCAACTGACTTAGCCAATGAGAGTACAGAAGTACAAGCAA